GATACTATCTACAGCATCACCATCAGTTGTTCCTGTTGCTTTCGCTAGGAACTCATCACCAACAATCTCTTCTCCAACAGTAAAGTCTCCAGATCCACCGGGATCCATAAAGAGTTTGATAGTATTAGCAAATGCTATCTCAACATCATCGATCTCCTCAACTCCAGTATCAAAGTCATCACTACCGATCTCATAGATCTCAGCAGTGATAGCATAGAATTGGATCTTACCAAACTGGAAGAATGGTTCTTCCTTACCAACAAATTTAATCTCGTAGATATCTTTTGTTAGTGGGAAGTAAAGCAGATCTCCCTCGTTAGGTCTACTCTCAACAGTAATAGTAGGATTGTGATCTGCTACTTCTTCGTCCCATCTCCTAGTAGATACTCTGAAGATAATTTCATCCGTAATCCTTAAACCGAACTTGGAGATAAACTCAGCGTTGTCTCCAAATCCCATGACGTTTTGAAGCAACATCTCAATTTGAAAATGTTCTTGATACTTAGAGTATCTAACCTCGTTAAGAGTGTTATCTTTTAGAGCTATTCTAGGAATGTAGTATATGTCTGTTCCGAACAGTTTAATTTGTTCGTCCACAAGATCCTGTGCGAGACCTTGCTCGCCGCTGTGTCCTGAATAGTAAGTTGGAAAATAGGGACTAGTAGGCATCTTATCCGATCATATCCATGGGTGGGATGGCGTACTTACTGAGAACTTCGCTTTCGATCTTCTCAATCTCGCCTAATGCGTCTGTATACAATTCTCTACCATTAAGCGTGATACCGCCAGGTAGTTGAACGTTGTTATATTTAATCAAGTTTTGACCCCACTGTCTCTTCATAAGAGCAGTAGCATATTTCTTGACAAACATATCATTATTCATCTCTGTAGCATCTGTAGGATCAATCATCCTATGTGCCTCAATTACAAGATAGGTATCTTCTTTGAGGAATGCTTTATTAATGTCAAGATATAAACGATCACGACGCTGTGTATATCTGAACTGTTGGAACGAACCATTATTCAGAATCATATCTAGAGTTTCTAGATACTGCTTATTCATAAAGTAGTTGACAATATCAAGAGATCCGAATGCATATAGATCATTCAGAAACATCTGATACTCAACACCAAAAAGATTAGATCTAATTGAGTTGCTGACTAAACCAAAAACTTTGCTGATGCCAACTACATGATCTGGAACTGGAATATAGTTGGTAGACTCTTCCCAATTTGTTGTTCCAGATGATGTTGTTGCTTTATTATTGAAACGAGTTATATCGTCAGCAGTAATCTCATGCCTCAGAAAACATCTCTCCATACCGTTGTAGCAGTTCTCTTGGAAGAACTGATACGTGTCATCAATAACATTATTTACTTGCTCGTCATCGATGTTAACTTGTAATACAGGCTCACCAAGTTGCCTCTTACAATATGTGATAAGATCAGCTCTTGAATTTGGAGACGCCATTACACACAAAAAATCCCTTCTTACCTATTTAGGAAGAAGGGATCTGAGAGTTATTCTTCTGTGGTTTCTGCCGCTGGTGCTGCTTCTTCTTCAGGTTTATCTTCTAGAAGACCTAGAGTTTCAAGACCACCTTGGAGTTTAATCTTATACTCTCTTGCCTTGGTTAGGTTTTCTTCTAGTTCAGCAATTTGCTTTTCAGTTGTAGCAATCTGCTCTTCAAAATTTGCTTTGAGTTGTGCTGGATCCATGGTTATCACAGGTAATTGTGTATGTTTTATTTATCTGAAGTAATTAAAGTTAATTACAAATCTTCCTGTTGAATCTGTTGTAGTTGTTCCAGTGTGTTTTATATTACTGTCAAAAATAACAATCCTATTCTCTACACTTTCTACAATTTCTCCAGTTTCAAATTTTGTATAACCATCGCATGTATTGAGATAATAAACTGCAGTAGTGCAGTCTGGTAAATCTACATGATATCCATGTTCAATAATTTTACTAATGCATGGATTTAAATTTGCCTTTACTCTAGCTAAAGATTTTACTTTTAATTTTTCTCTAAAACATTCTAGATCTTTAAAATATTCTGTTATTGGAATATCAAAATTATAAAACAAATGAGTAAATTGATTTTGTAATTCTTTATGTTTTAGATCTAATGGTATACCAGTATTAATATCCTGTAAAGTTGGTCCATATGTCCATGGAAAATACGAACTAATAATCGTATTTTTTAAGTATTGAAATTGGTGTTCAAAAAGAAAATTATCAATAATTTCTATCAATTAAATCTCCCTCCTTTTATCCATCCAACAAGAGAATACCTAGTTCCTGATGTTACTTCTGTAACTCTATGAGGAACTCTACTATCAAAAATAGTTAGAAGACCTTGTTTCTTTTCAATAACTTGAATCTCATTAGTATTCATTGGATTCTGAAATTCCAAAACACCACCTTCATATTCACTAGGATCTGAAAGTTGAAATGTATAAGAAAGTTTTCTTACAAACTCTCCTGAGTTGTTTTGCATTAACTCAAATGGATTCCTGTCTTCATCCATATGCCATTCGTAAAAATCACCAGCACTATACTTGGTAAACTGTACAGTTTCGTTATCATATCCAACTAGTTCATAACCAAAATATCTTCGGTTAATATTTGCGACATATGATAACAATACAGATGGTAACCAGTTAGTTTCATGTAACCATTTTACCATTGATGATCTTGCATCACGGTCAGTATCATTTACTTTTGCATGTGCGTATTCGATAATTTTATCAGTATCGTCTAAAGATTCCCAATCACGAATCGAATCACAAATTAATGGTGGTAATTCAGTTGATACTGAAAAAATATTTGGATTTACTATTAGTTTAATATCCATAATTAATTAACAAAATTGAGGTTAAATGAAAGAGTTACTCTGAGTTTATCAGATTTTTGTCTAGGAACTTTATGTTCCAAGAAAGATGGAAAAATTAGTAAGTCACCTTCTTCTGCTTTTACAAATGATTGACCTACCCAAGTTCCGGGTGTTTCGTCTATTCCACCAATAAAATCAGGTGAATTTGATAGTGCTACTTGTCTAAAGGGATTAATAAAAATAGTTGGAGAGTGTTCTTCTTTGTCATATGAGACATAATGAATACAAGAAAAATGACCAGGAAGATGTTCATGTATTTCCTGATGTTGATTTGTCTTATATGCATTCAACCAAGCTTCTCTAACCATAGGATTGCCAGCAATTCCCATTTGCATAGAAAAATTTCTTAGTTCATCAATGTAAAGAGGAACTACAGTTTTCCAATCAAAATTATTTTCTTGATCGAAAGTTGTCCACACGTCAGCATCCCACGCATCAACAAAAGTTGATGGGTTTTTTTCATAATCTGGGATAACATAATCTAAACATGTTTTCTTAATTCTTTCATGATTTTTTACTTTTACTAAAAATAATGTAGAAGGAAACAATTCAATAATCATAAAAGTATATTAACGGGGGGTAGAAAGAATTTCTGATGTGATCGGAACTTGTGCCATATCAAAGTCGTATTCATATTGAAGTTGTTCTAGATTAGCATTTAATCCAGATCTTGTCAATGCTCCGCAAGATTCTTCCAAGGGCAAACCGTATTCGTTTGCTGGAACTTCTATAATATCTTTTTTAATTACATTTCCGTTATGTTTAAATTCTACAACATAAGTGAAGTTATTGTTTGCATTAATAGCAAACATGTTTTTTACAATTTTAATTTCCATTTGATTACCTTACGAAAACAGAATATCCAGCATCGATGTATCCATTAGACCATCCATTGTTATTGCAACTGGTGTGGATAATGGCTCCAGATTCTGGACTTGATTGGTAGTTATTACCACAACTACCACTGCTACAATACATAGCAACTGGTTCACAATATGATTGAATGTATGTCATAGAAGCATAATATCCCCATCCACTGTGTCCATGTCTAATGCCCATGCCAGAATGAGTATGACCATAACTACTATTTCCACTTCCAGCAGTAGTGGCAAATCTTGCATATCCTCTAGAACTAGAACTCCAATATCCTGTAGAGTTGATAACTAAGTTATCGTTAGCATTGTTATTACCATTTACTGTTCCATCGATAAATGGATCTCCACCTCTAGTTTGATTTCTTCTGCTATTCCAAGTTAAATTTCCTGAGTAGTTAGCACCAGATTTTCTACCACCACTACTTACAATTTTATTATCTCCACCAGAAGAAATATCATAATAAGTTTGACCAGGGAAATTGTTATTTTGATAGACACCATACCCTCTTAGATTATTGGCATCATATCCATTCGTATTGTGGAGAATAATTAAAAACTCTGTGATTGGGTGTTTATCCCAAGCCCTAGTTTTTACATTATTTTGCCATGGAGCAGAAGATGATTGACTTTGCTCGTTTGGTGATCCCCAAAATGTTGTATTATCCCAGTGTGGACGACCGCCAATTGAATTGTTTGCGGAGGATCCGTTCATGTTCCAGAGAAGAACCCAACCACCACCATCAAATGTGCTATTAAAAGTACAGTATGCTTGGTATGTTGCTCCAAGACCATCTTTTAACCAATAGACACCATCAATAGAAATTCCAGCATCATCTCTCAAAGAAGTTACACTATCTGCTGCTTGTTCTGCAGATGATCCATCAGCTCCACCACCACCAGCAGCGTTAGTCCAATTGGAACCATTATAAACTTCTACCAACTCGGAAGTGGTATTGTAAATCATCATTCCAAGTTCTGCAACTAGCGCATCTCTCTGCGACTCGTTGTAGTTTGGCAACTTAAGTCGCTCACTAATGTTAAGTCTTCCGACATTTAATTGGGACATTGCTACAAAAAACCTCTTATCTACTTATTTATTAAAAATATCAAATGCCATATTTTGCCTTAGCATAGTTATAATTTTGCTGAATCATAGTAGGCGTTAATGCAAGACCATAAACTCTGAAGTAAGCATATCCACCTGGATTTGGATAACTGGTTGATGTAGTCGTATCACAACCTCTAGAAGCAAGTTTTGGCCAACATGATGTTTGGTTATTTAATTTTCCTCCAGATGGATAAGTATAACTATCAGTTTGCTGTCCATTCTTATAAAATTTTACATAATTTCCATCATAGGTTAGGACTAAGTGATACCATTCACCTACATTAATAGTACAAACTGCATCATCCCAGAACCAAGATTGGTTATCTGCCCAAAGTGCCCACCAAAGATCTGATGTTGTGGCAGTATTATTTCTTCTAGATAGTTCCCAACAGTTTTCTTTATTCCATATAATTGCATAATCAACTGGTTGACCAGATGCTTTATAAACAATATCAATAGAAACAAAATCTGACGCTACATTATTGCCATCAATAACAAATGCTTCGTTAGTTGCAAACTCTTGATAAGAAAATGTGGATACACTGTTAGTTGTTGACTGGAGAGATCCTCCTCCATTTAAACCGCTAGTTCCATAACCATTGATAGTTTCTGTGCCATTTTGATTTAGATTCCAATCAACATTGGCAATCAATCCAAGAGTAGAGAAAGTAGATTGTTCTTTTAGACCTTTCCACTTCAACCCAGTATTTACACGCAATTCTCTATCGGTAGTATTATAATAAAGATAACCAGATCCATTATAATCTGGATCTTCTGGTAATGAAGGACAACCAGCAACATTACTGGGATCTACTTTACCAATAGAAAGTTCTGATGAAGATGCCATTTTAATTCAGCTGATGGTCCAAATTGCACCATTATTTATGGTAATAACATAAGTATCTATTAATTCAAGTGGTCCGTTTGAAGAAGCAATAGAGTTTGCTGGGATGTCAACATCCTCATTGATAGTTGATGCAGCAAGAGTAATAATACCTTGAGTATCAGCAAAAAGTCTATTTGAATTTAGATAAAATACACCAGCAATATTTGTATCTCCGGCAACGTCTAATTGATATGCAGGCGATGCGACATTACCAATACCAACTTTAGAGTTTCTGTAGATGTTAGCACCAGAATCATTTGCAGATTCCGTCCATCTAGAAGTAACAAATTTAGAGTTATTCTGATACAGAATACCATTGAGGTTGACATCACCTTGAACATTAAGGATATAATCTCTATTAACATTTGGAGTTGAACTAGTATCTGTGCCTGAGAAAACGTTGGTATTAATACCAACTCTGTTATTTTCACCTTGAATTGCAAGTGCTGGTGGTAATGCTTGTGGAGTTGCGAGACTCTTCCAATTATCATCCCCTGCTGTTTGTGATGCATAGATCTCAAATAAATCTGCACCACCACCAATATTATTTCCTATTCGGAAATTCCTACCGCCACCTGCACCAGTTCCGCCACCCCTGAGTTGAATATCTGCTTCTGCATTAACAGACCCATCTCCAATTCTTACACTATCTTTAACAGTAGTAATATGGGTGTGAATATTTGCCCACTTAAGCGCACTAGAACCAAATTCTTGATCATTAGTTGCTCCTGGAGTAATATTTCCACCATTACTAATTTTCAATCTCTCAGCAGAAGTAGCATTTGCTGTTCTGGTTCTGATAATTAGTTCGCCAACATTAGCAGATGTTCTGTGTGCTGTTATGCCCCACTGAGCAGCAGCAGAAGCACCATGTTGCAAGACGATACCAGATTCACCACCATCTACTTGATTGAATACACTTGATTGATAAAGTGTTGTTTGTGAAGACAGTGCTAATCCAGACTGGAAGTTAATAGAACCAGAAGAACTATAAACATTAAACTTAACTGGATTTGCATCTGCAGTTTGACCAATATTAACTGTGTCATTTGTGGAGTTAACATAAAGAACTCCACTATTAACAGTGAGGTCTGCAGTAATTGTTGTGTTTCCACCAACTGAAAGAGCGCCAGTTCCCTGAATAACAAGGTTATTATTACCAGTGATAGTCAAACCACCAGTCATTGTATCACCAGATTTTAAAACGTTGAGTGAAGATCCACCAATAATTGTAGCAGTAATTATATTAGCAGCAAAATTGCCACTTGTATCTCTCATTACAGCAGACTTGAGTGAAGCAGTAGAAAATACATTAGAGGAATTAAACGCAACATTACCTGCATTCCAGATAGTATTGTTGTTAACTCTAAGTTCATTCTCATTTAATACTTTAAACTCAAGACTACCAGATCCTTCCGTAGCATTACCACCATCAGCAATAATAGCGGAGTTATAAGTAGGATCTCCATTATTATCTACTGCTTGTGCTTGAGAAGAGTTAAAATGAATGTATGGATTTGTGGCAAAGTTGCCATCATATCTACCAAGTCTTAGGAATCCAGCACCAGAATTATTTCCTAGTTCAGCAAACTGAACCGTATTGCTATCATAAATTTCATAGTTTTCAAATATTCTTTCATCACCAGCAACACCAATGAATACAGCAGATTCGAGATTACCACCAGAAGCAAGTCTACCAATAAGCATTGTGTAGCTATTTGTAGAATCATTTTGATCATTTACTTGCGGAGCAAGATCAATAAAGAAATCACCAATATCTTGTTTGTTAATATTGTAGATATTAATTTGAGATCCTGGTTCAAAATCTCCACCAACACCTGTATCAAGGACTTGTCTTACTAGGATTCTGTATGAAACATCTGATCCAGAGTACGATTTAATTTCAATTTTGTTTCTAAATTTGGTAGAACTTCTCCATGTTGGAAGTCTGGTATCAAAAATTTCATTACTTTGAATATTCCAACCATCTTGATACCAGACACCTTCCTTGTTATCAAGTTTGTCGGAATCCATTCCAGAATTAACACCCTGGTTTCCAGAGGTCCAAAGTTCAAACCAGGAATTGTAATTTGATACAGCATCACCAGATCCACGGAAGTAGATTCTATCGTCATTAGCAAATGCAAGTTGTCTTACACCACCATATGTGGCGTCTCCACCAGTTTCTCCATTACGGAGAGTCATTACTAAGTGCTTGGCAGAGTTGCTATTCCCAGTATCTACACTTGGATATGCTGCTAATAGACCGTTAGAACTATTAAATAAAGTCTGTAGTGTTATACCTTGAACAGCATCACTTGGTATGGGGTTTGCATTGGGGTTACTAATACCAGTATCAAGACGAAGTGTGTTAGTAGATTTACCACTAATATCAATGCTGTATGTTCCACTGGCAAGTTTATCCGGATTGATGCTACTATCAACGAAGAAAGCACCATTAAGGTAATAATTACCTTGCTGACCATCTAGCAAATCAGCATCCAATCCACTATCAGGACCCATCTTAATAGAAACAGATCCGTTTCCTTCATCACCGATATTAAACTGAGACTTCTTAAATCTAGAAACACCAATTGTTCCAAAGAGATCCTGAGAGATTGTTAGATCAGAAACTCTCTGAACATCTAATGCGATATTGGCAAATTGTTTTTGTGTAGTTGCTAATTTAGCAAGTAAAACTAAATTAGAACCAGAACCAATTACTGCTGGGTTTGGAGTAACTTGGAAATCTTGAGTGTATCCCTCACCAGCATTTGTTACAGTGACTGTTGTGACTTCACCTGATTGTCCGTTCTCACCAACAATAATATTTACTCGCAGATCATTGCCATTGATTCCTGCAGGTGCATCTAATGCCACATCAAAGTATTGACCGTCTGTAAATCCAGTTCCTGGATTTGCAATTACAACAGAATCAATAAATTCTCCTCCAGTATTTGTGGAATCGAAAACAAGTGGGGAAGCACCACGACCAAATTCAATAACAGTTCCTGCCGCAATATTGGCATTGATGGGATTATTAAAAGAAACTGTTGTTAGACCACCAACTACAGTAACACCATTTACAGTAGTATCTGCTACTACTCCAGCCACGCTATCGGAAATTGTATTTCCTTTAAGGACTCCAGATAAACCTTGGAAAATAAATGAATTTGCACCTACTGATGCTTGTGAATATAATCTTGCGAAGTATCTTGTTTCTGCTCCTTTTAACGATTGAACAGTTTTTGCATATCTCTGGTCTCCTCTTAAGAAAGAGAAAGAGTTTGCCGCTTCAGAACCTAATAAGGTTGTAGAAATAACACCAGGACCAGTAAGAGATCCAACACCAACTGCTTCACTACTTAGTGATACCCAGTTGCTAATAAGTGATGATGATGTATTGACAACCCTGAGAATATTAATTGAATTTGCGGGACTACTGCTATCGTCAACTGTATCAGTGTCAAGCATCTTTATAGCATTGACAATATTACCATACAATCTACTTTCAGTTAGTCCAGTAGCAGTTGCTTGTGTGCCAGCTCCAGGAGGTGCCGCAATAGTAACTACTGGTTGTGTAGTATATCCAAATCCACCAACATAACTTGCGTTTTCTGTAATAGTAATAGTAACAACTTCACCATTGGCAATAGTACAAGTTGCTGTAGCAGGAACAGAACCTGCTGATGGATTACCGCCAGAAATTGTTACCGTTGGAGCAACAGTATATCCAGAACCACCGTCTGTAATATTAATTTTATATAATACACCTTCTCTATACTCAGTAGATTGAATTCTGCCAGTAGAAGGAGAACCAGTAAATACATCACCGATAGTAAATGATAATGATGCATCAACAGCAAATCCAAGGAACAGACTGGTTAAATCATTATTCAAAATGAATGATTGTGGTGATCCATCTACAACATCACTATTATCTTGAATAGCAATATCTCCAGCAAGTGCTCCGTCTAAAGAAAGTCTCTCTGCTTCATTTACGACAGTAAAAATACTAAATGGTCTTAATGCTGGGATCTGATCGAGAGAGATCTTACCCGAATCTGTAAGTTCAACCAGTGCTCTAGGAACAGCGTTCGTAGAATATGGTTTGTTGATGTATGGACCAAGAGAGTTTGTGATATAATCTTTAACTGCCTTCTGTGTAGGTAGTTTGGAGTCAGTGGCATTAGCACCACCAAGAGTATTCGAGTTATCGAATCCAGTAACAACAACGTCACCACCTTTCAATTTCAAGAATTCAACTTCTGAAATGGTAACCGTGCCAGTAAAGGTAATATTACCAGTTCTGTTTTCAATTCTAGCAAATGTTCCAACTTTAAAGTCACCTAGTTCGTCAGTACCTGAGACATATACACGACCATAGTTTTCAGATACCTGCTCATTTGCTTCAACCTTAGTTCCACCGTTCTCGGGAAGAGCTAAGTAGTTAGTTCCCGAACCTGCAAATTCCCAAGTATGTGAGGAAGAGTTGACGATAGATGGTCTGTGTAATCTAATGGTAGCATTTGCTGAATTAGATGGTGTCAATGCTTGCTGTAGTGCTGTTAGACCAGAAACAGCGGCACCATCAGACTCTCTGATTAGAGTTAGACCATTTCCAACACCATCATCAATCGTAAGTATTGCCGAGAAAGGAGGTCCAACAGTGACTCCACTTACAGATTCGATAAAGAATTCTTTGTCTGGATCTGCATTTCTATACCCATCAAGTTTAACAATATAATGTTCTAGTGGCTCTCTTCCGATATTTCCAATAGTAAGGATAGTTCTGCCAGTTGGTGTTTGAGAAACAACATTAACTGTGCCAGAGTCAAATTCATATGGATCTTTACGGAAACCTGTTCCTCTTAGAGCAAAGGTTCCAAAGTTAGTAGCAGAGTTAGTAATAGAAGCATAACCACCAGACTCGGCAAGAACACCATCCTGACAGAAGATAACGAAGACAGAAACTAACTGGGTATAACCATCGTTGATAACTTTATATCCTGTTCCACCGAAGGAGACAATCGTGAATGCCGCAGCAACCATCGACTTACCCTGATTGGGGAACGATGCTGTTCCGTCTGGTTCTAGACCAGCGAAGGGGCAGTTAGGTTGCTTAACCTTGTCTCCATCAACCTCAGCACCACTACCACCTCTAAAGGATATAACCGATGCGTTCTGTGTATATGGAGATGCCTCAATAATTGGATAATCATCATATATACCACGAACTGCCATTCTTCTATTACTAAAATCATTAACAAAACTAGTAGGATAAGTCAGAAGACTATTCGTTTCATATAAAGTTCCGAAGGTCTGAGCAATAGATCCAGGAGCAGCACCATTAACAGCATCAGAAGCATACTCTAAAATACTATCAAAGGTTGCTAGTGCTGTTGTGATAGCAGAAGCAATAGCAGCACATGATGGGTTTGCACTATCTTCTAGAATACTCCAATCTTCAAATTTTGGAATAAGTGAAGTTGTTGCAAATGGAGCATAGATAATTTTAGTTCCGCCTGTTAAAGCACTTACAAACGTATGTACATCTGTGTTAGATCCAGCAACTCCAACATTAGCAGTAATTGTAGTATTTCCTCCAGAAGATGAAACATTTGTAAGCGCGAAACTTTGTCCAAAATTTAGATCAGTTCTATAGGGACTTGCGTCATTACCACCACCGTTAGCAGCACAACTATATGTAATAGCTCCTTCAGCAAAAGCAATCCTATCCTGAAGGGATGGTATCGGAGATATATTGGGGAAAGTTACTGTAAATACTCCAGTAGTTGGAGCATATGTAGATCCTATTGGTGTTGTTGGTACAACATCGCCATCGGACCAATTACGCATTGCTGCAATAGCAAGATCTTTTACTTGCTGGAATGCATATCTGGTTTCATCTAATTGTGCTTCTGGAATTCCAGAAAGAACAGTTCCACTAAAATACGATTCTGCAGCAGAAACAACACCATGGTTTCCTCCCAACACTAAGTCTCTTACAAGACCTTCAATTACAAGTCTAATGTCTCTAAGACATTTTCTTTGGCGAATATTTGAAAGACCTAAAGTTGGATATGCTACCTCGGTATCAATAAGTGCTTGGTCTGCAATTAGATCAGCATTCTTGGCAATTAGATAAGCAGCATCAAGATATGTTCCAGATGCATCATTTGTAATAACATCTGCCCAAAGATATGCTAGTGTATCAATAGCAGATCTTACATCATCACAAGCAGGAGTTCCTGCTGTTGTATTAACAATAGTTGTATCAGTATACCTTAGTGATGTAGCATACTTTGTTGTATATAAAGGATCTAAAACTGTTCTATTTTTAATCCTCCAATTGCACATTGCATAAATTGCTAACTCTCTAGCATATTCAATTGCACGTACATTTTGAATAATTTCATCTTCAATAAAAGCAATCTTTCCATCTACAATATACTTGGAAGCAGCTTCAATAATGTTATGGTTAGACCCAAACTCAAGGTCTCTTACAAGAGCATTTAGGAAGTGAATAATATCTTGCTTACATTGCTCATCACCGTTAGACCCAGTATTTGCGTTTGTCGGTGAACTATATGATGGATAAATTTTCTGACCGGCAGTGCAAGAGATTAAAATATCTGCTAACTGAACAGTGTCGTCTTCAGACAATGCAGAGATGCCAGCTGCCGTGGTTGTAATAGTAGCTACACCAGTTACTACAGTATCGTATACAAATCCACTAATAGCATAAGAACTTCCTCCAAATGTTACAGTACCACCACTGACATATGTGTTTGCATGATCTAGTGGACCTAAGTAAATATCAAATGTATTATTAACCGCATCTAAGTTATATACAGAATAATAATCAGATTTAAATTGATCGTTAATAATACCAACTACTTCTTCTGCGATGTAGTCTCTGTTATTTCTAATTAATTGACAAGCATCCTGATATCTTCTTTCAGCAGGAGTTGCTAGAGCAAATTTGTTTGGTGAGTTTAGTAATGAAAGTGTGACAGACTTGGAATATGACTTTACTACAGCAAATTCACTTGGAGAGAAGTTGGCAGTTGATAGTGAAGGAACTTTTTTTGGAATAACGAAACGTCGTGCGCGACCATCAGCATCTTCTAAGACTTTGTAAATTCTTTGCTTTCCATTTAAGAAAGATAAGTCTGGTCCAGAAGTTGGGAGGTTTTCAAGAATAATTTCTTGACCTTCTTTAAATTCGTGGAAGTTGGTTCTACCTACAAGAGCACTAGTATAAACAACAACACCACCAATATCTTCTGCGTCTCCATAAATATCCGATTGGAAACCACCAGTAGCAATGCTAGGATCTCCTTGTAGAGAGAAATCTAATCTAGTGATTGGCAGAGTTGATATAATATCTTCGTCATAAGAAACAACCTCACCTTCAGCTCTAATTGACTTGAGGTTTGTGCTGTCAATAGTATTTGTTGTTGGTGTTGCAGAACTAACCGTGATTGTTGTATCAGATAAAGTGCTGTCCCATCCTACCGCACCTAGAATAGGAACAAAAGTAACATCCCAATACGTAGGTGCATTGCCATTATTGATAACCGAGACTTGATAAAAACCTTGAGTAAATGATGAGTTATCGGTATCGTCTAAGTAAACAACATTGTTTACAGGAAGATCTGTTGTTGGATCTGTAGTAAACCTTAAGGTATTTTCTCCAGAAGTGCCACTAATTGTTTGAGAGAACGCGCCACCAACAGCAGCTGATGTAATATAACTATACTGGTCTCCTTCAATAAAAGAACCAGATTTTAATGTTACATCAATTGTGCCTGCAACAAATGCATTTGATCCAGTTGTTGTGTTAAAAGATACACCAGAACTATCTGCTCTAGCACCAGTGTTCAAACCTAAAAGTTGAACTCCTGATTGTAGTAATGATAATCCTGTATTATTTTGGAAAGAGATACGAAATCTATCTGGTCCAAAAACTTGATGTCCAACTGGAAACTCAACACCAAAATCTCCATTGACTTCATTGTCAATAATAATTCTTTGCTTGTCATCAAAGACCATAGCAAAGTCCCACGTTCCAGTAGAATCTCCGTTTGAGTCAACTTTATCTCTATATGTTACGCCAGTGACATAGTTCTTATCACCAAACTTGAAGATGTGCTTACCAACATTACCAGGTCTGATAATTACCAAACGAAGGTTATCACCAACAACAGAACAATCAGGTGGTAGTGAGATTGGGTTATCTTCTACGTAATTACCACCAGAAACAATTAGTGTTTCTTTGACACCAGGAGTTTTCCATGCCTCTTGTGCTGCCTTCTTAATTGTTCTGACAGGGTTTACGGCAGAACGACCATCGTTTAGGTCAGAACCAATCTGCTGTGAAACGTAGATACGACCACCAACGTCATTCGTTGCTAGGTTGAGGACGTATTCTGTAGTAGCAATTTTATCTGATCTATCACCAAGTAGGGGAGTGATAGAACGAGGGAATGCTCCTGCCTCACCTGTTTCCAAATAATTATATCCATTGGCATCAGATACTCTAAAACCAATATGCTTAAAGTTTACAGTTCCATTTAATTCAATTCCATCTTTATGCTCTGGTAAAAGAGACCCAGTAGTTCCTGTATTTTCTGCTTGGTATACATTACCAAGTGCATATCTATACTGACCTTTTTGTATAATAACATTAGAAGCCCACGGTGTGCCCGTACCATTCATGTATGTTTTGAGGTTTGGTGCCCTCAGATTCAAATCTGGCGTAATAAAATTCTCAATATCTAAGTTAAGAATTCTGGCAGTATCAGAAATGATAGATGTTGATGTTCTAATAGCACCATTAATGTCAAGTTCAAACTCAACAGTATCTAGAACTGCAGTAGCATCTGCACCGACACCATTGCCACCAACAAATGAAACATCAGGAGCAGATGTATACCCATTTCCAGGATTATTAACAGCAACGGAAACAATTCTGCCATTAAAAATAAATGCTGAAGCAAGTGCTTGAGTTCCACCAGATGGCGGGGCTTGAATAACAACAGTGGGTGCTAATGTATACCCAGATCCCCCTGCATCGACAACAATATTATTAACTCTTTGTCCAGTTCTATTAATGCCAACACGAGGCAATCCACTTTGAGCATCTAGCTCTAAACGCATTATTTCTCGTTCGTTAGATCCCGAACCGACTCTGATGGTAGTCTCATTATCACCGATAAGTTTAGGGTTTACACCTCTAATTTTTTCTTTATCGGAATTAATATGAAAACTCATGGTGTTCCCGTGCCCTAGTCTTTTTTCCTATATTGTATTTAGCATTAAGACCAAGCAATGCTGACAACTTCTGTAGATACTGCCCATTTAATTGTTTCCACAGTTCCCGCTCTAACAGTAGAATAACTAAAACGGTTGGTTGCCGTAAAAGAACTAATCTCCCAAGATTCGTTAACGGGAACATCATGTTTAATAATGGTCAGCATATTTGATAGTTCTGACACAGAACCAACTTGATCACAATATACAGCACTTTCAATTTTACCAGAATAAACAACTCCAGAAGGATTAACACCTAAAAAATGACCGGTAATAAAATTTACAGTATTACTGTCAATAGTAATTTGAGTTCCAACGTCATCTAGTTGAAGTGTAGCGGTATTAACACCTCTTAAAATATAGTTTGTTGTTTTACTATCCGAGTAAAACTGGTTTTTCATTTCAATAGAATTGAAAGACATAGCATTATGTCCTTCGTCAATATGGATGGTTTCATCTACTGAAAATCCACCAAGAGATTCAAATTTTTTTAAATTAGTAGACATTTACTTAATTTCCTGAACTAGTACGGTGAAGTTGATAATATCGGCAACAGTATGGTCATCACTTAAAGTTAAAGTAATTCTAGGTTCTAATAAAGAAGTAAAATCAAATACTGCATTGTACTGATCATTTGAAGTATTTAAAGAAGAATACTCATTATGAAAAATGTCAGTACCATCATCTATAACAGCATATTTTGTCATAGACCTTTTTCCAGAATCAGATTTGGAAATAACAGTTACCTCACATCCTTTAGATGTGCCACTTGGATAAAGAACTACAGAAGAAGATTCCAACCCACCTTTATCTAACACAAATGTAGAAGAACTAATTTTGTAATCTGCTAATTCAAATTCTTTCAGTTCTCCATCAAGAACCTTGACACCATTAAATGTTCCAGTTCCAAAAGTTGTATTAAGATAAACATCACCTTGATCATCTAATCTTAAAATAGGATCTGTGTTTAATCCAGAAGATAATCCTAAATCAAGATATTGTTTGGTGCCACTAATAAATGTTGTGGTAGAATCACTATTATCAATTGTTGTGTCTACAGAATTAAAAGTAACAATTTCTGTATTCAATGCTAATGAATTTCCTCCACTAGTTGTTATGTTGTCAATTCCAGTAAAATCTAAAGAGGTAGTTGATAATTGTAATGTATTAACATTATTATTATAAAAATATAAAATATTTTCATTTGCTGCAGGAGCAGTTTCTGGAATAATATATGTATTACCATCAACGTCTCTAACACCACCAAGAGAAGACCAGTTAGCACCACTATATCCTTCAAATTGTTGGATTGTTGTATTGAAACGAATAGAACCGGGCCCAGCAGCTGCAATTGATTTTTCATTATCAGTGCCAGCAGGAATTCTAAAATGTGTTACAGAATCAACAATTGTTTGCTTTCCTGCATTTGGTTGAATAATTAAATCTTTGACGGATGTTGAAATTATATTATCGTCAAGTTTTAATTCTGATCCAATAACTAAAGGGCAGTCTTTATTTGGACCAACTCTTAGTTCGGAAATTTCTTCAAAGGTTAATGAATCAACAGCGATAGAAGACCAAGTTAATTGTGCAGTACCATTATTTTGAACTCCAGTAGTATGTATTGGTTCACCACCAGAAGAAGTAGTTGTTCCATCACCGGTTACTTCATATAAATTATTTTTGTATTTTAAATAAGATCCACTAATTACTGCTGTGTTAGATGCCCATTCTGTAAATGATGGAAGACCCAATTTACCAGAAGAAATTTTCTTAACATTTCTAAAATCTAGAAACTGTGGTGTTAATTTTAGTGTATTTACAGCATCATTGTAAAACCATAATGTATTATCGTTTGCTCCTGCCGTAAGTTCTGCTAGAATGTATGTATTACCATCAATATCTCTAACTCCACCAAGAGAAGACCACGAATTTGAAGTGGAATTGTATCCTTCGTATTGATTATTATCAGTATTAAATCTGATAGCACCATTTTGTCTGGTTGCTGCTCCTGGACGCTCTGAAGTATTACCGACAGGTAATACTAGTGCTTGTGTTCCATTTACTTTAGCAATTCTACCTGCCACAGGATTTAAAACTAAATCATTACCGGTGGTAGTTTGAATTTCGTTTTCTTCAATTAAAAGTTTATCATTTATATTTAAAAACCCAGTTGTTTTTAAATAACCAGATGTAGTAATATTTCCACTGGTGCTAGCAATGTTAACACTACTACCTACATTTAATGGAGCATTAACATTTACAGAAGTTCCTGAAAAACTTAGTGTTGTTTGTGAAGAAATAGATGAAGCAACAACATTAGTTCCATTTAACTGTGGAACAGTTATGGAACCAGTAAGAATTGCATCAACACCGGTAATAGTAGAAGAGGACGTAATACTTGTAGACGTAAACTCACCAGTACTGATATCTGCTGAAACAACATCAGATTGTTGTGTATCTAAAACGGATAACGAAAACCCAGAACCAAATACTTTTGGATTATTGGCATCAATTGTTAATAGAGATTCATTTCCAGATTCACCACCTTGATCGGCAGTTAATCTATCATAATAGTATAGATTGGGAATAGTATCTGTTATTTTAATATTAACATTTGAACCATCTGTTGATACACTATCAGTAAATTCGGTTCCTTCAAATAGTAAATCTGCGTCTCCTGAAATAGATGGTGCTGTATCTAATGTAATAGTAGTAGCGTCTACAACAGTATCTACTTTTGTCCCACTAACTAATGCTCCACCATCCTGACCAGTAGAAGTTACAAGCATACCAGATACAATTCCGGCCGTGCTAGTAACGGTAATAGTAGCAGACCCTACATCTAATGTAGATGTAAGTGTTCCAACCCTACTAACTCCCCACTTTCCTCCAGGAAAACTAGAGAAAGCAAATTCTTGAGCATCGTTAGAAGAATCTGATAAATCAAATGAATATGTATTTCCAACATATAAAGTTAAGTCTGGAGTCATGGTAGACCCAGAACCTGTATCAATGAATATTTTTGTTTCTAAATCAGTAAACGTATTGATAGTATAAGTTGGACCGGGAGCAGAATCTTTTTCAAATACAGATCCAGCAGCAAGACCAGTAGAACTACAAATTAATGAACTTATATTTCCACCAAGAGATCTAATCTCAACAATTTCTGTGCTTGATCCTTGCGCTACTCCACTTTCAACTAGAATATCTCCTACAGCAAACGTGCTTGTAGATACAGTTGCTGTTAGTGTAATTTCTACAACTTGTTTTCTAGTTACAGTATATGTAATAGGTTGAGTTAAATCAGATGGATTTACTTCTAAAAGATCTCCTTCTATATAACCGTTTCCAACGTTGTTAATTGCAATACTTTCTACAGAACCAATTTTAGCAATGGTATATTGTAGTGCAGTTGATGGCGAACCATATGAAGGACTGAATGATAAAGTTGCAGATCCTGCAGTTGTTGGTGTATTTGATAATGTAATTACATTTCCAACAATTAAAGATACTGTAGTATCAGCAGCAACAGATCCGGGACCAGTAGTTACAGTAACAGTATCCCCAACATTAATACCCACAACACTAGATACAGTGATATCTGTTAAATTTGGTGAGGAGAATGATAAACTTGCAGATCCTGCAGTTCCTGGAATAGCAGATAATGTCAATTCAGTCGCACTATCGATAGTTGCAACTGTTGTGCTTGGTTGAAGAATTCCTGTATCTGATTGTCCATTAAAGACATTCATTCCTGCAGCAATACCTGCTGTGCTAGAAACAGTAATTTGTGCTGATGAATTGCTTAATGTTGTAGAAACATTATTTTTTTGTCCTGGAAGAGATGCAGCAACTCCTGTAACTCCAGCTGATAATGATAAAACATCATTTATGGCATAACCAGATCCCTTACTATCAAATGTAAGAATTTCTGACAATTGACCAGGATTGGTGTTTACTGTATAAGTAAACCCAGATCCACCACCTCCACCTAAGTCAGAATCATTTGCTGATAAAATATCTGTTGAGATATATCCAGAACCAATGTTTGTGAAAGTTATAGAACCAACAACTCCATTAAAAGAAGTTGTTGTTAACGTAAACGTAGATCCAGATCCAGTTCCTCCTATATCAGTAGGATTGAATGTTACAATGTCTCCAGTTGCATAATCATCTGCATCTGTAAATACGACCGACGAAACTGCTCCACCAGATACAGTTACCTCTGCTGTTCCTCCTGTGCCTTCGTGAACTGTTGTTCCAGACTGAATGGTGACACTTGCACCCATATTATTATGAACTTCACAGTCATAATTTACAGTTGCGGTTGTAGATGATCCCTTAACTACAACGTAGTAAAAAGCACCTGCACTGCCAGGAGTTCCTACTCTGACTCCAGTAACACCAGGAGAATCACCTGGATTTAAATCTCCCCCAAACTGAGTTTCAAACCTAAATGGATGTCCGACGTTAGATGCATCAGATATATCAAATCTATAAGTATTTCCAGTATCTAAAGTTAGTGCTGGTTGGGTATTGCCATCAATTACATATTGGAAAGGACCGGAACCAGTTACGGTTGCAACAAATGTTTGTATTGGTTCGTTGTATGTAGATACACCTTGATATGTTCCGTCTGTATATCCAGAACCACCACTTATTGTTCCATTAAATCCTGTACTACCAGTTACTATAATATCAGCAACAGCATTAGATCCATTTCCTCCAGTAATAGGAACATCATTATATGTTCCTGGCACATATCCAGAACCACCTACCAAAGCACCAACAATACCAGGAACGTTAAATGAAATTAAAGCTCCAGATCCATTTCCTCCTGGTAAAGGAACTGAACTGTAAGTTCCCGGATTATAACCAGCACCAGTTTGTGTAATTGAACCTTCATATTCTGTAATTACAAAATCTAGAGACGCATTATCACCCGTTCCACTAATAAGAGCAACATTAGTATAAGACCCTGGATCATAGTTTAATCCAGTATTTAAAATAGAAATACCACTATCATATAAAATTCTCTGTCTTACTTTAAAATTTTTAAAGAAGACAACACCCGATGGTTCTAAATCAATAATTTTTTTGTTTGAAGAAACAAATCCCAAACTACCAGTATCTGATTTGTATATACCGACACTGGTATCTGATGTAAAAGATAAAGAAGGAACTAAAATAGTTCCATTCCCAAGTTTCAAATTTCCTGTAGAAAGATCACTTCCGCCCTGAGCGATATTAAAAATTTGAGTTCCAATCTCATTAATTTTTAACCTTTGTTTTTCAAAGGTATCAGTTCTAGCGACATTAATTGCTGGCATTTTTTATTAACTCTCTAAGTAGAAATTTGATTTCAGAGACTTCATCCTTCAACATATTTATGTCGTCTAACGCGGAACCAAGGTGTTTTGATTTGCGTCTAGATTCTATGGCAGAATCGTCCAAACTGATGATGGCACC